CAGTAGAATCGTGGTTTGCTTTCCATGTAGGTACTCCACCATCATCTACATCTAAGTAGAAAGTTCGCTTATCAGTATCCATTGCTATTCCGCTCTTGCCAGTCTTAGCATCGCCTTCTATTCCTAGTCGCATTCTCCTAGGAGCATCCTTAGCCATCTTAGTCTGTGCTAGAATCTTAGCCCTCATACCGTCAATGTCAATCTCCGTTTGTTCTTCTTTTCTTTTTTGCATTTTTATTCACCTTTTGTTTTTGTCCATTCTTGGACTAGTTCTTCCACTTCTTCTTCTGTATCTAGTTGTAGTCTTGTTTCTTTATCTCCGATGTGGAGTTTAACAAAATAACTACCATTCTCATAGTTCTCCTTCCATGTGATAAACTGAATATCAGTTAGGCACACAGTCCAAGTATTAGCCTTGGTAAGAAAACCGTCTTCAAAAGTAATAGTATCACTCATTAGCATTCACCCAGTTGGTATAGTTTCCCATCAGTCTAGTAAATTCTACCTCGTTCATATGTTGTTGAATAAGGTTGGCATTAGAGTAAATTTTAACAAAATAGATTATTTCGTCATTGTCTATCTCTTCCTTGTATTTTCTATTTGCTGTCCAAGACATATGAGCAATATNNAAATAATAGCCCTGCTTGTTTTAATCATCGTTTTAGTTATCGTTAGTTCATTCATAGTTTTCACCGTGTTAGTGGGCTTCGCACCCACTTGAGCAACATTATATGGAACTTGCTTGCACACGCACTTTAGAGTTAATTAGCCGACTCAAAACCAATCAAGGTTTTCTTCTTCGTCGTCAGCAATTTCAACAACTTGGCCCTTTCTTTCAGTCACTAAAAGACCGGACATGTTGATTGTAGATGGCTCCATACCATCATCACCTTCTCGCATAGAAGTACGACCAACAACAACCACTTCGGAACCAATGCCAAAGTCAACTTCGATATGTTGAGGAACCCAACAAGTGGTCATTCCATCAGTATCGTAGTCAAAGTCTGCGTTAAGGTCAGTGATGTTCAAGATTCTATTTCCGTTGGCAGTAGGAGTCATGTTCATATTACAAACAGTACCCATAGTAATCACAAATCGCTCAACTGCTGGTAGGTCACGCTGTTCCATGTGCCTATCATCGAGGAGAGATAGTGATACTACCTTGTCTGCTAGAATACTACTGGCTAAGTTGTAAGGGGTCATTGGTGTGTCCCGATGAGTATCTCCTTCGGGGTCTAGTTCTGCGTTGTATTCCCAACCCTCTAGAGTCTTCTTAGTGTAGCCGTAGATGTAGCCTTCTCTATTACTATCCTTAATGACTGGCATGTGGATAAATTCAAAGGTTCTTGGTAAGAAGTCAACACCGTTTTGATTCTTGTAAGAGAAGTGGTACATTTGGTAGTCGGCATCATCGCCAACCTTACCAACGAATACTCCGCTTCGGCGCATTAGTTCTTTGGCCAATGGCTTACCGTAGTTCTTGTTCTCTCCGCCATTAGTGTACCGCTTAGTCACATCTAAAGGAATGACAATAGTACCGTCTTCCAATGTTTCTGCTCCGTCTGCTAGAACGCTTAGGGTTCTTGTTTGTTCTTCTCCATCAAATACACGACTAACAGTGTAGTTTCCGTCTTCTGTTTCTTCAACTGTAGCAACAAAGCCTTCTTGATNNTAGGCCTTGTAAGCATCACGCTTCCACTCTTCAATCGCTCGTCGTCGGTTGTAGGCCATCATGTCTCTTGGTTCCTCTAAAGAAACAAAGAATCCAAAGGCACTGTCTCCCCAAGATTTACGCTCTGTGTTGTTCGTTCTCTTTTTCATGCTAAGTTGTTGACTAGCGTAGGCTCGCCATAGACCCTTTGCTAGGGTCGAGTCGGTTCCAACACCATTCGTCTTGCATATCTCTTCAAATTTCAGTTGTGCATCTTCTTCCGAGATGCCTAACTTCTCTGCCGCTTTGCTTATTTCGTTTTGCATTTTTTTTACCTCCTATTGTAGGTTTCCCACCATCCATGATACGAGTAATTTAGGGGTCATGTTGTGGGAACGCCATTCTCCTTCTCCAATTACTCGTAGGAATTTCAATTTTTTGTTGCTATCCATTTCCGAAGAAACGATATAATCGTGCAACCCTATGCAAATCTCCTTAGTGGAGATTCCTTCATAGATTAGATTGTGTAGATTTTTCAGTGCTTCGTTTGGATTGTTATTCAATATGTTCATTGTAATTTGTTCGTACTTTTTGAGGCCTTTTTCGATTTGAGTCGTCAGTCGTATGCCGGATGCGACTGATGCCTGTAGTTCGGTAAGTGTCCTTCTCATATCACCGTTGAAGGCATATATAAACGACCTAATTTCTTCGGGGACCGGATAATTTTCCGCCTCTAGGATTTTGACAATTGCTTCTTCAATCACTTCAAAAGTGAGGTTTTTGAAGAAGTAATTAGCACAACGGGATTGTAGAGCATAGATAATCTTGTTTCGATTATTACAAGTAATGATGAATCGTATGTTTGATTCATAACGCTCCATCAATCTCTTAAGTGCGTTTTGTGCATCATTAGTCATACCATCCATCTCATCCAACAGGACTATTCTAAAGGGTACATCTCCAATAGAAGATTCTTGTGCAATGTTTTTGATTTTAGTCCTAACAGTTTCTAGCCTTCTATCGTCGGAAGCATTTATCTCAAAGAAATTTGAGAGCGCATCCTTTCCTAGAATAGCATTTGCTAGAGCAACTGCGGCTCCTGTTTTACCAGTTCCCGAATTACCATAAAGCAAAAGGTTAGGACATTCCTTATTCAAAACCCAATGTTCAGCATCCATCACAAAATGCTCTTGTCCTAGAACATCGGATAATTTACTTGGTCTGTACTTTTCAGTCCAAAGCATACTCTACACCTCGTAGTCCCCAAATAGAAGTTTTAGTTTCATTGTCGTATCCTAATCTTTGAAAATCCTTTCTCTTCATAACATTGCTCAACACCCTTTTACTCTGTTTCCAAAAGTTGGTCTTAGATTCATACTGATAAACAGAATCTTTATGTTTGACCTTTTGAACAGTATTTAATGTAGATAAATAATCAGCAATTTGCTTAGTGCTCAGTGGTGTTTTTTCTTCTTCCAATAGTTTAATTATTTTATTTTGTAATCTTTTATGTTTCATTTGTATTCCTCCTTTACTTCCCAAATATCTAAAGCAACTTCTTTATCGTGTCCAACCTTTACGAAGTATTTTCTTCGCATTAGGTTTCCAATCACATTCATATTTTGATGATACATTAGATTAGACCTTGAGCCGGTCTTTTTATTCCTTAGATTAGAACAATAAACCTGTATTTCTCTAGTATTTTTTGGTCCGTTTTCTGTTAGGTATGTCTTTATTTTATTTGTCAATCTTATGTGTTTCAATTTATATTCCTCCAACCTTCTTCGATTGAAATTAAACTGGCGTATCTAGGTAATATTTTGCTAAGTTCGGACATAGTAATGCCCCACTTGAGTTTAGAATTAAGATGATTGTAAATCTCATCTGTTGTTTTAGGTCCACTCTTCAAGTATTTCTTTAAGTGCCTAATGGCTACAACATTTGCCATTAGAATTCCCCCAAAGCCATTGGCTTTACCGTTTTCTTTTTCGTCTTTCTTTTCTTTTTCTCACCGAGGCCTAATATTCTGCATTCAGCATTATTCAACTTAGTCTTGGCAAACTTAGCAAAGTCTTCGTCTTTGAGCAACTGCCTAAGTAATCGTTCATCTCCACCTTTCAATCCTAATCTTCTACAGAAACTAGGTACTTTGGAGTAGGCTCTACGCTGTGGCATTCGGGGCCTAGTAAATGATTTACCACTATGGGAGTAGGCTAACATCTCTTGAAAGTAGGCAAGTGACCATCTTCTCTTCACAATAGTATCTATGAAGAGTAGTCGATTAGGATGAATATTTTCAGCCAACCAACTTATGAATTGAACATCGGAAGGTTTGTTGAATTTGATTAGTTCTAACACCTTCTCTCTATCGCTTTCTCTTAGATAGTCCACTACTAAAGAGAATACATCTCGTTCTAAATTATTAGGTTCTTGACTTCTAGGAGCGAGTTCTGCAAATTGTTCCTGTCTGTAATTTATCTTACCTGCTCTTTTTATCTTAACCATATTTTTAATTTCATTAGGTATTGATTTTTGATTTATACTTGTTAGTATGATAGTGCCTCGATATTTTCTCAAGACATTTAGAATTTCATCAGTCTTTGGTTTATAATGAACATCTTCAATTATGATTCCTAGGTCTAAGGGAAAGGAAAGTACATCTCGTATTTTCATTTCATCAGCATAAAGTACCATAGCATTAGGCAACATTTCTCTTGCCTGTGTGCTTTTCCCTGTTCCCGTCTTTCCGACAATTATTATTGGTTTCTTCTTTTCAATCGTAGTCAGTGCCATCTATAATTCCTCTAATTTTCATTATATTTTCTATTCCAGTTAGCGTTAGGTGTTCTTTTCTAACCAGCATTTGAACAACATCATTGTGTTCTTGAATATGATTTTGTAATTGTAATAGGTGTTCGGGAATAAGAGCCATCGTCTTTGCATTGTTTTCAATGCCCCTAATTACCAGTATTGGTTTTGGTCTTTTTTTGTTTTCAACTTCCTTCACAGAATTGACTAT